GGAAGAAAACCCAGAGCACTGGAAGTCCAAGAGGCTTCCGGTGCTTTCACGAAGAACCCAAACAGACGCCCTACCGTTAAGGTTAAGGGCAGCGAGGGAGATCCAGTTGCTCCCGATTTCATAAAATGCGACGACTCGGCGATGGCGATATGGTCAGAGGTGGTCGAAGTGCTCCGTGCCGCAAACATACTATCCCGCACGGATACTCATCTACTCGCGACCTATTGCAGTACCTACTCTCAGTGGGCTGTCCTTCACACCTTCATTCAAAAGGAAGGTCACAGCACTGTGGACGGTAAAACATCGCCCGAGTCTGTCGCATATTTTAAGCTCTCTGCACAGCACCTCAAGCTTGTAAATGAGCTGGGACTGTCGCCATCTTCAAGAGCGAGACTGTCTGTTGCAAAGTCCGATTCTGGGAAGGACGAGGCCACCACACTTGGAAGCATAATCAAGCAGATGCAAAGGGGCAGCTAATGACCCCGTGGGATTCGTATGCTGAAAAGGTGATGTCTGGCGAGGTGACCGTAGGTAAGTATGTACGCTTGGCCGTAGAGCGGTACCTCAGCGACCTGGAGAGGGTCGGGGATGATGATTTCCCGTACTACTTCGAGCCCGACATGGCTGCCGCTGTTTGTGCTTTCTTCCCAGCAGCTCTGAGGCACTCTATCGGCGAGCACGCTGGTGGCCAGTTTGATCTTGAGGAATGGCAAGCTTTCGCGGTCGCTAACATCTTCGGCTGGCAACGCAATGATGGCAAGGGCAGAAGATTCCGTAGGGTGTACTGGTCAATGGGTCGTAAGCAAGGCAAGAGCACGATCGCGGCAGGTATCGCGATGTTCGTTGCAAGCTGCGATATCAATCCAGTAACTAATGAGCCGGAAGGCCAGTCTCAGATTATCATGGCAGCGACGAAGCGTGAGCAGGCTGAGAAGGTTATCCTTGCAGAGTGTTTCCGCATGAGGCAGCAGAGCCCCGTTCTAAGGGCCGGTAGCACTGTCGCGAACAAAGTTATGACTTTCACCCACAACGGCGGCAACATGCAAGCTGTGGGCTCTGACAGACCATATGACGGACTAAACCCTCAGCTTGTCATCATGGACGAAACTCATGCATGGACAAAGCAGCATCGAAAATTCTACAACACGATGGTCACCGGATCTGGATCTCGTGTCCAGCCACTGACCCTGACTGTGACAACAGCAGGCGACGACCAGTCGCATCTCTGGATAGAGGAAGTCGGTTTCGCGAAGCAAGTGCTCGATGGTTCAATTGATGAAGAGGCACTGTTTGCTGTCTGCTATGAGATCGACGAAGACGATGACCCATTCGATGAATCGTGCTGGATCAAGTCATGTCCCAACATGGGCGTCTCGATTACGATGGAATACCTGCGATCGCAGATCAAGCAGGCCAAGTCAAATCCCCAGGCACTCAACAGGTTCAACAGGTATCACGCAAACATCCTGGTCAGCTCGACCGAAAGGATCTTCAACCTCGACGAGTGGGACAAGTGCCAGGGTGAGCTGTCGGACTGGGCGAGAGATGCAGACTGTGTTGGGTCTGGCATTGACTTGGGCGGTCGCGATGACTTGGCAGCGTGTGCATTCGTTGCAAGGTTTGATACAGGGGAGAGCGACAGCGACAGCAGGCCAATCTACCGATACGAAGGCAGGTCAAGGTCTTACATCAGCGTCAACACGCCAAGGAACTTGAATGAGGTTCCCTATTGTGACTTTATTGACCAAGGCTTGATAAAGGTCACGAAGTCACCTATCTCTGACCTGCAGAGAGACTTCATCGACGAATACTGGAGCTGCTACGCTTCAGACTGTGCCATTGACCCGTATCAGGCACAGCAGTTTGGTGAGCAAGTAGAACAGGAAGGTGTGGTCATATCGGCCATGCCTCAGACGACAAGACACTTCAATGAACCTATTGCGGAACTTCGGAAAGCGATCGCTGATGGGCGTTTCACCCATGACGGATCGCCACTCTTGAGATGGTGTTTGTCGAACGCGGTTGCAGTGAGAGATAGGTCCGATCGCTGGATGTACGATAAGGCATCGTCATCTCAAAAGATCGACCCGCTCGTGGCACTGACTATGGCGTTCGGCAGGGCCATGCTTGGGCGAGGTCGAAGCAAGGGCGACTATTACGTTACTTAGGAAAATGAAAATGAGTAAAGTCAAGCAAATCTTTCAAGCTTTCTCTAACCAGAGGAATCCAACCAGCTGGCTGATGGAAGCATTTGGTGGGAGGCCATCGAGGACCGGCATCAAGGTCACTACCGAGTCATCTCTCGGGCTGGCCCCGGTGATGTACGCTGTGAATAAGATCAGTGGCCACATCGCACAGTTGCCTCTGGATGTGTGCCAGTATGAGAAGGACGGCTCGAAGACGCCTGTTCGGAACAATGTCTTCAGGCTTCTGAACAAGAGTCCGAACCAGATCATGTCGCCATACCAGCTCAAAGAGATCATGATGGTGCACGCACTGATCACCGGGAACGGCAGAGCGTATATCGAGCGGAACACCAACGGGACTCCTACCGCATTGATCCCCATTTTGCCGCATAACTGTCAGACAATGCTTGTCGATGGACAGAAGTGGCACCTTGTCACGCAGGAAGCAGGCACTACACAAGACGCTATCCCAAACAAATACGCTTCTGGCGAATACTACAAGATCCCAGATCGTGACGTTCTTCATGTGATGAACACGTCATACAACGGTGTTTGGGGAATGCACGTCATTGACATCGCGAAGGATGTCTTCGGACTCACACAGGCTGGACAAGAAGGTGCTGCTGTCACGATCGCAAACTCTGGCAAGCCAGGGATGATCCTTGAGGCCCCTCACGGCATGTTCAGGAATCCCGAAGACGCTAAAGACTTTTTAGATGGATTCAATGCAGCTCACGAAGGTCTCGATAACACCGGCAAGGCTGGGCTGCTTCGTGACGGGATGACTGCTAAGGTGCTCCCAGTGACTGGCACAGACTCTCAATTCCTGCAGCAACGCAACTTCCAGCGTGAAGAGATCGCATTGCTGTTCGGTCTTGAGTCGATCATGGGCGACAATAGCGGGCAGACCTATAAGAGCATCTCAGAACGCAACACGGCGTACATCAACAACTGCCTTGGTCGGTGGTTCGCTAAGTGGACCGAAGAGATCGAGTCGAAGCTGATGCCATACGGTGGACTCGAAGCCGAGTTCAACACAAAGACGCTGATGCAGGGAGACCCAAACAGTCTCGCAGACTACACCCTGAAGCTGGGACAAGAGGGTATCGCGACAATCAACGAGCGTCGATACATGCACGGCCTTGACCCCATCGAAGGCGGCGATGTCTTGCCACACGAGATTGCAATGCAGATCTCTGAAGCAGCAGCACCTCCCAGCGACGAGAACGAGACAGAAGACACCGAAACCGAAACCGAACCAACCGAAACAGAAGGCGAATGACATGAGACTCGAATCAAATACGGGAACTAAAACGATCACCATGCGTGGCCAGATCGGAGACTTCGACAACTGCATCTCTGCTAACGATTTCAGGGACTGCCTGAACGAGCACGCTGGGAATGACGTTGTGATCAACCTCGATTCAGAGGGTGGTGTGGTTTCCGAGGGACTCGCAATCTACAACGCGATCGCACAGCACGATGGGGATGTCACTATCCATATCGACACGATCGCGGCATCTATTGCCACAGTGATCGCCAGTGCAGCCAGCAAGGTCATCATCAATAGCAATGCGAAATACATGATCCATCGCTGCTGGACTGTTGCAATGGGCAACTGCAACGACTTCAAGAGCACTGCCAAGGTCATGGAGATGATGGACGAAGACATTGCTGCAACCTACGTTGAGAAGACCGGGAAAGGCAAGGAAGAAGTCCTTGCTATGATGGATGATGAGACATGGATGACAGCCGATGAGGCGGTCTCTCACGGCTTCGCGGACGAGGTGAACGTAATCAATAAGAAGGCCCGAGCGGAGGTTAAACCGAGTGACGTTGTTGCTTTGTGCCCGTTCATCATCTCAGCCAAGGCGAAGAGCACCGCAAGGCGAATGAAGATGCGGATCAAGAAGTCGTAATTAACCGAGTTATAATTGCTCAGGTCTGGGCAATTTACTGACTAGAATAATTCCTTTGGAAAATTTTGATATGAAAATCGCAGAAATTGCTGCTCGACTGGAAGAGATTTCGGTTGAGGTTGAGGCTCTTGCAGATGTCGCTTTGGAAGCAAACGACAGCAGCGATGAGACTCTGGCACAGATCGAAGCACTCAACTCCGAGTTCGACGTTCTTGCCGCCAAGAAAGAGCGACTCGAAGCCGTACAGGCTCGTGTCGATGAGATTGTTGCATCGCGTGTTACCCCATCTGCCCCAGTCATTGAGCCTGTGGCTTCCATCGAACCTGAACTTGAGACCCAAGAAATGCCAAAACTTCCCGCTGTTGCCAAGTACAACCAGTCCAAGATCTTCGCATCGAACGAAGACGCTTTCACCGCTGGCCAATACTTCATGGCACTTGCTGGCAACCAGAAAGCCAGCCAGTTCATGGCTGACCAGAGCATCAGCACTGACAGCAAGGGCGGCCTGACCGTCCC